CTGGAAGTAAGCGTCGTCGCCAGTAGTGGCAATATAAAGCCAATACTGGTAATCTACTACGCTTTCCCAGCAGAACAAAGTCAGAATAGGCAACCCGGGCCAACTTGTGGGATCCCCCATCATGGCGCCCCTTTTAAAGAGGACGCCAGGTTGAGTGGACACCCGGTTGAGCCAGGAGGTCATTCTGGTTATAAACTCGCCACGTTCCTGCGCATTGAGGTCGTAATTTTCCAATTGGATTTTATCCAAAGGGATGTTACCAAACCTCGTTGTGTAAGTCGTGGCGAAGGCAGCAGCCGTGGGTTCCACATCCATTTCGTTAACCCAGTTTCTGTACCTAGGTGCAGTTTTACTGGGCAAACGATGGTCTGGGCAGTCTGCGTTGTATTTGCGATTATAAAAATCGCACTCATCGCAGCGGTCCCAGGGAGCCTTCGAGCTGTTACGGACATAACCGTGGGTTTTGAAATCCGCGGGCATGTTCTTGGCTATGCCTGGTGGCAATTGCCGGGGTACGGACGGCGGTGGAATAAAATTATTCGCATCGACGCCCTTCCGACAAGTAAAAAGCCAACTGGCAATATGCCTCAGCCAACTTAACGTCTCCGGGAGAAAGAAATTATCCGAAACGGTTAAAACCGCTTGGTATAATATTCCGACATACTCGGGAGTAAAGTTGTCTGTCGCCTGGACACAATCTATGGATTGCCAATCTCCGGCCTTAGCTGGAAAGTGGTGCCGTAGATGGTCTCCAGGTGTTATGGAGGGCCCTATCCGTGGGTCATTTACCAAATATTGGTCGATGACGTGGCGGAGAAAGCCCCCCAGCACAAGCACAGGGAGGATTGTTTTAGTCGGGATCCGAACTTTTAACCCCTTTTCAGGGGCCGCTATAGGAATAGCGGGTATCGGACCAGACCAATTCTCCATGGCATGTGTACAACCCCCTACAGCCAGTCGCCATTTCTCGGATGGAATCCAAGTATATGGCGCACAATTGGCAAGGGAGTTGTCGAACCTAGCGAAGCGATCCGCGCCGTTCAGTTCTCTACAACGTTGAAAAATGCTGTAGAGGCGTAACGCAGCGGGGATCCCTCCGTCGGCTCTTGTAAATTCCGCGCACCCGGACGTGGTAAAAACTGACTTTAGAGTCAATTTTTTCGGTTTAAACCGAGTGGCCCACAAGTGGGCCCACACCACGAAAGAATCCGTGCGGGATTGTGGCCATGCTAAGGGGCGCTGTTGTCGTTCGTAGAAGTCCCCTAGGGGATCTGCGAAAACAATAGGCGCCGGCAATGACCTACCCAGGAAAGATAACTGGATTAAACCCTCCGTATTTGGGAAGGCTAAGCCTTCCCAAATGGGGGAACAAACCCGGTCAATTTTTCCGAAGGCGAACGCGCGAGCTTCGTTGGAAAACTCCTTGAACTTATAAGCCAAGGGAGGATCCATAACGAGACTCCACGTCCATTTCTTCACCCAAGCTTTAGACGGCCACATATGTGCAGCCATCAGAGCTTGTCTCACGGCGTCCCAGGTACTCTCGATAAATCTAGCAATAGCCAGTCTACGACGAACCTGGAATTTAAAACCCTGAGCTAGCGAAGGATTTGCTAACATTTGTAGGACCCCTTCCTTCATGGCAATTGCCTCAAGGAAAGGGTCCACAAACAGCATGTCCTTAACCAGCTTAGGGTGAACACCGTAAGCCTTTAGGGCTCTAGCGCTAAACCCCCCAGGAAGGCCTCCCACAAGTGGGTACCTTTTGGAAAACTCTTTTAAAGAGATTTTCCCCCGGGTGGGCAAGTGATTTAGCCCTTCAGGTACGTCGATATCCAGAGTATTTCCCACTTTTGTGGCTAATATCTGTTGGTCGACGGTCCAGAACCTCCTTTTAACGAAGAAGTTGAAGCCCTCTACATCTGACCAAGTCAGGTGGGAGATGGCAACAACTTCCGCGCTTACAGGAAAAACTGGTGGAATAACGTTCCGTCCCACCCGTATCCTTTTTGGGACACGGTACCATTTCGGCCATTCGTCCGTGAATTTATTCACGTGCCAAATGGTTTGACCGGGAGTTACCTCATACAGCGGGGCAGACTGGTTCGCCATCGCCTGGACAATTTTGTCTAGGGGATGCAGACC